CACACCAAGCGACTTCCAGCCGCGCTACTTTTTTGAGAATCCGCTCCAGAATCGCCGACTTTCGTAAGATAAGAAAATCCTCTCCGCTGTTCGAACAACCGTTCGACTGTTCGAACGTCCGTTCGAATCAACCCCAACAATGCACTAAGCACCTCGCACCACGCACAATGCACTATCCACTAAGCCCAATGCAACTACCCTAATGCAGCCCAATGGATGCCGCGCTCGCATCTTCGAAGTGCTTCTTATATAAGAGACCGCTTTCTTGTACTAAGAACTCATCTTAAAGAAACCCCCACATAATAACCCCCCCTTAATAGGTCCCCCCCTTCTTCTCCCCCTTTTTGCCGTGTATCTGCCACATAGTATGCGTAGTTCAGAAGAAGAGCTCTGCTATACATCCCCCACTGCCAGTCATTCATCTTCATCCGCCCGTTTTTCGTATCTGCCACATAGTGTACAGTCTTTCTTGGCTTTAGGGTTTGGAAGACTCCGCACGGCTGCGCTCGCACGCTATTCCTAATCGACATGCGTCACATGCGTGTTTAGACAGGCGCCCGCACGCGATGGCAAATTCCCCTTCCCCCCATTGAGCTCAATTATACTTTATCCCGTCGCGGATAATTTTATAATATTTTTTTCTTGACGAGAGAGGAGGGGGGTGGTAGAGTATAAAGTATAAAGTATGAAGTATGTGAATAAAAGTGGAAAGGGAGGTAAGAGAGATGGAGAGTAAGGGGAAGGTGAAGGAAGAGATAGGAGTTCCTGTGATAGAGGTAAAGGTGGAGAGTAAGGGGAAGGCGTTGAGGTATACGGGTGGAGGGAGTATAGAGGAGGTAATGGTAGAGCATGGTAGGGGAAGGCGAGTAGTATTTGAGATGAAGAATGAGGAGACGAGGAGATACAGGGGGATATTGGAGAAGTTTGAGGGGGTATGTAGGGAGCGAGGGCATGGAGTGAGTGGGGTGGAGATGAGTTACGATTTAGAGGGAAGTAAGGAGACGCCTCGGATAAGTTATGGGGATGTACCGAAGCAGTTATTGGATTTTTTGGGTAGATTTGTGAGGAAGAGTTCATTTGATCCGATGCCTGCGTCGACGTTGATATGTACGACGAGGGTGACGGATATGGGTGAGTATTACAAGCAGCGTTTAGAGTTAAGGGGGAGTGGATTGCGTTCGATACGTGGGCAAGTGTGTGTGATATTGGTAAAGACGTATAAGGGAGGAGAGATGGTAGTGGAGTTTGAGGATATGCCGTGGGGATTGGGGAGTAGTGATCCGAGTGGTGATGAGGTAACGTATAGTGATTATTAAGAGGATAGGGGATGATAGATAACCGGAAGTTATCTGAGTGGTTGAGGGGTAAGAGTGTATCTGACTTAAATTTTGTATTAGAGGGTATAAATTGGGAGTTAGATAAGAGATTAGAGGAGAGTGGTGACAGTAACAAGCGAGATTATGATGGTTATTTATTATCGTTAGGAGAGGAGGAGCGGGAGTTTGTAAAGAGGCGATTGAGTAATCCGAGGATAAGTTTGAAGGTATTGAGTAAGGAGACGGGGGTATCGTATAAGCGAGCATTAGAGTTAAGTAATGGGAATGGGAAGTCGTTAATATTGAGATATGAGTTAGCGAAGCGGGGGTTCAATGAGGGGATGTTAGCGCAGCGATTGAACAATTTGAGTAGGGCGAAGACGAAGGTGGGTTTGGATGCGATAGCGATGATATGCAGGATGGTGTATGGGATGGACATACAGGATAAGAAGGAGAACGTGAGTGTGACGAATAACACTCAGATAAATATACAGACGTTGAACCAATTGAACAAGATACTGGATAAATATGAAGAAGGGGACAGGAGATAGAACTGTTGAGTATACTGCTGTATTGAGCAGGATACGGGAATTAGCGAGGAAGGATTTATATTTTTTATCTAAGGAGATATTGAATTATGATATGTTAGACGGTGAATTTCACGGTAAGTTATGTGATTTTTTGAGGAGTGATTACAAAGAGGATAAGATGGTATTGCAGTTTCGTGGTTCATTCAAGTCTACATTGATAACGGTGTGTGAGAACATACAGGACATATTGAACGATCCTGATATAACGATACTGATACAGCAGAGTACTGATGAGAATGCGACGGCGCATTTGACGGAGATACGAAGTCATTTTGAGAGTAACGAGATGTTTCGGGCGGTATTTCCGGAGTTTTGTCCGCCTGCGGGCGAGAAGATAGGGACGACATATAGGATGACGATACCGAATAGGACGAAGAAGTTTTTACCGCAGGCGACGGTAGAGGCTGCTGGTGTGACAACGAGATTAACGTCACGTCATTACACGAAGATAGTATGTGACGATATAATAGATGAGAGTACGGTGAATACGAGTGACCAGATAGATAAGGCGAAGGAGCGTTACAGATTGACGCGTTCGTTATTGATGCCGAATGGTTGGCGTAGGGTAGTAGGGACGCGATACGATTATGATGATGTTCATGGTTGGATACTGAAGTATCACAAGGACAAGTATAATGTATATCAGCAAGCGGCTGAGGAGCAGGGTGAGCCTGTATTCCCGAAATTATATAGTAAGGGTATATTAGATAAGATAAAATCGGAGCAGGGTAATTACATATATGGTTGTCAGTATTTATTAGAGCCGGTGCAGCGTGACAATCAGCAATTTATTCGTTCGTGGTTCAATTATTATGATGCATCTGAGTATGATAAGGAGCTGAATGCTGAGGGGTTTACGTTTATAGCGATAGATTGGGCGAGTGGACAGAGTCGTTCGGCAAATGATACAGGTATAGCGGTGATAACGACAGTTCCGAACAAGGATATATACGTTAGGGAGGCGTTAACGTTGAATAAGACGCCGTATGAGACGATAGATATGTTATTGAATCTTTGTGTTCAGTATAAGCCGTTAGGTGTGGCGATGGAGACGAATGCGTCTCAGCATTTTGCTCGTGAGTTTACGAGGTATAAGATGGTTCAAGCTGATACATATTTCAGTATATACCCGATAAATCAGCATAGGAACAAGTCATTGAGGATAATAATGGGTTTACAGCCGTTGTATCAGAACAATGCTAAGTCATTTGGGAGGAAGATATACCATAACAGGCGTTTATATGAGGGTAAATTAGAGGAGCAGTTAGTAAGATTTGGTGGGACAAACGAGGATGATTTACCTGATGCGTTAGAGATGGCGGTAAGTATAGCGTATATGCCGGCGCAGAACGATAAGAATGAGCCGCCGTGGGGTAGTCTTGCGGCGTTACGTAAGAGGGCGAAAAGGGCGAATGATATAAAGAACAGTTTAGGCAAAAGATATAAGTCATTGGAGTATTCATTACCATGGCAGAACTAAATGAAGATAGGGTCAGATTGTATTTTGATAGGATATCGCGTGGTCTTGAGAGTAGGCGTCCGTTCCAGAAGGAGATATGGGAGGAGTGTACGGAATTTGCGTCTGGCAATTTCTCTTCGTTAAAAGATGAGAAGGGAACTATTAGGGTAGTGCCTAATCGTGCATTTTCTTTAGCTGAGACGATGCATGCATTATTTTGGCATCAATCGCCTGAGTTATATGTTAAGGCAAATGAGGCTGATAAGGCGTCATGGCAGTTCGAATATGATAAGATATGGGAAGGCGTAATAAAGGATTTTTGGGAAGACGGGTTATTCTACAAAGAATTCAGTAAGATGGTAATGGATGCAATTGTATGTGGCACGGGCTTTATCAAGTTCGGTGTCGGCAATATAGGTTTATTTTACCCAAAATATGATAAATCTGGCAAATTAAGTGAGGCTGACAAGCCGTATATCGAGAAGGAAGGTCTTAACTTCAAGGAGTTAAGGCAGATATACATGCCTTGGGTGGATTATGTCCCCGTTGAGGATTTAGTCTTTGACCCGTTAGGTTCAGAACTTGAGCATAAGAGATGGATGGCGCATATAATAATCAAACGTTACTCGGATGTAGTGAATGATAAGACGTATACTACGAAGGATATGCCGTCACCTGCTAAACTTGTCGGTTCAGGTAAATCGGGATTTACTGCTGGTATGCCGAATAATGATTACCTTCGTGGTGTTTCAGATAATCTTAACAGTATCAACAAATACAATACTGAAGATATGCCGATAATACTATACGAGATATACGATAGAAAAGAGAATTTACAGATAGTTCTTGCTGACGGTTACAGTAAGCCGTTGAAAGTAGACGATAATCCGTATAAGGGTATTGGGACTGGTTTCCCTGTCCATATGTTACGAGTAGCCAATATCCGTAACAAGCACTACGGACAATCGTTGATATATCTGATTAAAGAGAACATTATAGAGGAGGCTGAGCTGCGAACCGCAGTATTAGACCATATCCATTCGTCAAAAGCGAAGATATTGTTAGATGGTGAGTTATCCGAGGAGCAGAGAGCTGCTTTTGAGAGTAAGGGGACTCTTGTGTTTGTTCCCGGTATGCCGAGAGATAAGATAACTACGTTTTCGCCTCCGCCGTATAACCCGGATGTCTATAGGATGCTTAACGACATCCGTTCCGATTATGAAGATATTCTTGGTTACAGCAGGAATCTTCAGGGACGTGAGTATGGACAGCGGACAACTGCAACTGAAGTGGCTACTATTGCTCGTCATGCGAGGAATAAGGTAATGGTTAAAGCTGATGCAGTTGATACAATTACGCAGGAGTGTATGAATACATTAGTGAAACTTATCCAGCGGGATGGCGGCGATATTCCTATAACGTTTAACGAGTTAAGGAACGGTATCCCGATTAAGTCTACGTATAAATTGAATGAGCTGCTGTATCCAATTGACATAAAAGTCATTGCTGGCAGCAGTTCAGTAGAATATCAAGCGAGTATTAAAAGGGATGAACTTAATATGTTCATGATTAATGTTCAGAATCCTATAATTAATCAGGTCGCGGGGACGAGACGTATGCTGCAGAAGGTCTTTGAACTGCGGGAGTCTGAGATAAATGAACTTATACAACAACCAGTGCCTCAGACTGCGGCACCTGCCACAGCGGCAAGCGGAGTCAATCAGGCACAAACTACACCGACAACTGCACCTATGCAGCCGATGTAGTAGAAGAGGAGAAAATCATGGTAGAAAATAATGTTGGTGCAACGGTTCCGGAAAACTCTGGGGAGACCAATGGCAGTGATGATAGTGGAAGCCAAGAGCAAGTCAAAGATTGGAAACGTGAGTATGATGTAATAAAAGCTCAGTATACTAATCTTGAAAGTAAACTTGGTGAGCAGGGCAATGAACTCGGGAGATGGCGTAAAGTGGTCGGAAACACCGACCCGGAACTTCTCGCAAAGGCGGTAATGCAAATTTCTAATCGGGATGAGGAAAATGAAGAGGAGTTAGAAGAAATTGCTTCTGACCCTAAGAAATTAAAGAACTATATCCAAAGCCGTGTTAGAGATGAGATAGAAAAGAATAAACGTATCGACCTTATACGAGAAGCTGACCTAACTTCGCTTAGGGGCAAGAAGCATTTCGCCAAACTTGAGTCTGACATTAGGCGTGTTATAGCTGACAATCCTACTGTCTCGCCCGAAACTGCTTATTTATTTGTGTTGGGAAAGGCAATTTCTGACGGTAATATCGTTGAAAATGAGTCTCCAACTCAGCAGGTAATTAAGCCTTCTACATCCGAACGACCATCCGCACCAACAACGCAAGTAAAACCTGATAGACCTCTTAATAACGACGAGTTGGTTAGGAAGTATGAAAAGGAAACAGGTAGGAAATTTCATACTGGTGCAAGTGTTCGATGGTAATTTTTATCAGGAGAAAATAAATGGCTGCAACAATTACTGAAACTCTTAATTCTCAATATAGTTTCATGGTTAGGGAAAAAGTCGGTCCTTACGACAACTACTTTAAGGCTACTCCCTTTTATGATGCTATTATGAGTTCAGGGAATAAACTTCCAGCGATAGGAAAAGAACAAGTTGATGTTATTTTTGAGTATACATATAACCCGAACAGCGGTTCGATAGGTGAAAATGGAGAGGTTTCTATTGCATCTGTTGACCCGTATCAGGGAGCATATGTAGATTGGAGAACAGTTTATGTAGCACTTCCTATTTCGCATAGGAAGATGCACATGTCTCTTGAGTCAGATTTCTTCGGTTATGTTGAAGCGCTTGTTTCAAACTCAAAGAAATCTATTCGTGCGGAGTTGGCAAGACAGCTGTATCTTGACGGGACAGGTAACTCTGGTCTTGATATGCCGGGTATCGCATCGGTTATATCAACTGACCCGACTACAGGCACTATTTACAATGTTCTTGACCGGTCTCTTGCTGCTAACGCATGGGCAAGGAACAAGTATCGCACATCTTGTGGTTCAGTTGCTACATATGGAGAGCAGTATCTTAACGATATAAACATTCAGTGCAGCAACGGTTCTATTGTGCCTGATACTTTGTATACTGACAAGACAACGTTTGGTTATCTTAGACGTTCAGGATTAGCTTATGAGGCATCTGCAAGAGGCGAAGGCGGAACTCTTAATGTTGGTTATACTGGATACAGGGTATTCGGTATGGATGTTGTGGCAGATGATAACTGCCCTTCAGGTTACATATATTGCCTTAACATGAAGAATTCTTGGAAACTTCAGCCGTTGAAAGGCGAAGAGTTCGTCATTTATGATTTCACTGACGAGCCAAGAAAGCAGACAAGTATCTGGAGAATGTATCTTACTGCTGTTACATACTGCACAATGCCGTATGCTAATGGTATAACATCTGGATGGACTGCATAATCATGCGTGGGTATATATAGGAGGGTAAAAATATGCCTAAAGATTTTCGTAATTTTAGAACTGATACAGCCTACCCGCATGATGGTTCTTTATGGTTCAGGGGTCTGCCGAGAAAAACTTCCGCCGAGAGAGATAGTATAACAGGTATGCTTGAAGGCGATATGATTTTCAATACGGACTTGAACTATTCAGAAGAGTATACGGGTTCTGCATGGCAGCGGACAGGTGGGGCAGGGACTGTATCTGAAGCGTTTAAGACAATGGATTGTCCTCTTGGAACTGATCCTGTTGCTGGTACGGCTACAGATACTTTGGCTTTTGCAAGTAGTGACGGCAAAATAGCTATTACTGGCAATGCAGGCACGAAAACAATAACGCTAGGTGTTACTGCTACTTCTCTTGTTGATGCGGATATTAACGCAAATGCTGTTATTGCATGGAGCAAGATGGCTGGTGTTGCATCTGCCAACTTGATTGTAGGAAGCGCTGGCGGAGTAGCTACAGTTACTCCAGTAACAGGCGATATTAGTATCAGTAATACTGGTGTGGTTGCGATAACAAGTAACTCTGTTGTCAATTCTGACGTTAACACTGGTGCAAATATAGCATGGACAAAGATGGCTACGTTAACTTCCGCACATATCCTTGTAGGTAATGGAAGTGGAGAAGCTGCAGATGTGGCGATGGGCGGAGTTATTGCAATCGACAACACAGGTGTTACGAGTATCGTTGCTGGCTCTATTCTTAATGCGGATGTTGGTGCTGGTGCTGCGATAGTTGAGAGCAAGATAGCTTTTGATGCCGCTGGTCACGACCACGACGGTGTTGGTAGTGCATTGGTTTCCGCTGGTATAGCATCTGTTCTTGCTAATAATGTTACTTGTGAAGCTGGTGCTTTTAATTACACAATAGCTTTTGGTGTTGCTGGTGCTGCATACACATTAACAGTGCCTGTTGTTAGTGGCGCAAGAACATTTGCATTTATTAACGAAGCGCAGGAATGGACTGCTAATCAGATAGTTCAGTATGGTCATTTACTTCTTCGTGATAATGATGAAGGACAGACATTACAGGTTCTGGTCAATGAGAATATGACAGGCGATAGAACATTGACTCTGAAAGTAAATGATGCTAATAGAGCTATCGATATAAGTGGTGATATTACAACAGGTGGAGCACTTACAACAGGTGGCACGTTCATTCAGACTGGAGCGCACAACTTTGGATTTACTACCACTGGTAACACAGCTGTTACGTTCCCGACTACTGGAACACTTGCTGTTGTTGATAGTGCGCTCGGTGACTGCACTGTAACTACAATCAACAAGTATACATTAACACCGCCAGCTGCTGGTGCAACACTTACAATAGCAGATGGTAAGACCCTTACGTGCAATAATAGTTTGACATTAAGCGGCACTGATGGGAAAACTCTTACAATTAGTGAGTCTATGAATCTAACATCTGTTGGTGTTGCTCAGACATTTACTATGCCGACAGTAGGTGATACAATTGCAGGTAGAGCATCTACTGATACATTTACAAACAAATCAATTGATGCAGATGGCGCTGGAAATAGTATTACCAATCTTGACCCAGAAAACCTTGACCCGATAGCATGGCCTGCTGCTTCTAAATCATTCGATATAGGGCAGAAGTTCACTATCGTTGTTATGCTTTCTAATGAAGCGGCTGCATTTAATATTTATAATACAAGTGCGCCTTTCAAATTCAGGGTTGTTAATGCTTACAGTATTAACCAAAGTGCTGATGGCGGAACATGGCAGTTAAACAACGGTGCTGCTGGTGCTGGAACAGATATTCACGGAGCAGTTACAGTAGCTGCATCCGATAAGGATATTGATTCTGTTACACAGATAGATGATACGGGATGGGTAGTGGCGTCGGGCGGTTCATTATCAGTTAAACCTGATGGTGGTGGTTTGCTTGACTGCACAATTTTCATTGACTGTATCAGATTAGACTAATTTTATAGGGGGAGTGTTATGACCAAAAAGGATGTAAAAGAGACTGAAGTTACTTACCCGAAAGGCACTGAGCCGAATAAGGTAGCAACACAGGATAGTGTTTCGGTAAGTATATCGAAATACATGGCTCGGAGAGTCGAAATTCAGAAAGAAGTAAGTAAGCATAACGAAGCTATAAGGGTTCTAACTGAGGAGTTTTTCAGGCTTGAGGGCGGTATATTAGCACTCCAAGAGTTGTTAAACAAAGAAATTGTCAAATCGAAGGAGGACAAATAAATGTCGAATACTTTTTACGAAGGACTTTGTGGGCGTTATCAGGCTGTTCCTACAGCAAATCATTCTGTTCCTGTAGCAATGCCCGGTGAAGTTGCGCCTATAGGCGATAAAAGAGAATACATGTATTGCAAGGCTTCTGAAAGTCTTGCGTTTGGTGAAGCATGTATTCCTGCTGCCTATATGTGGTCAGGTTCAGTATCTGTAATTAAAGCATCTTCAGATACAACAAAGACCATTATAACATGCGCTGCAGCTGGTTGGACTGTTAATGCGTTCGCGGGTGCGCTAATGTTCGTTGAGGCTGGCACTGGAGCTGGTCAAGTTCCGAGATTCATTAAAGAGAACAGTGCTACTACACTTACTCTTTATGAACCTCTTGACACAGCATTAAGTGTTGCTGACAGCTATGTTAAGATATGGGCGCCTTGGTATGTAGCCAAAGCTGCAAATACATCTAAGATTCAGACTGTTATAGGTGCTGCACAAAATACAGTTACAGCAACCCGTTGGTTCTGGATGGCTGTTAAAGGTGACTGGAACGTTATCGTTGGTGTTAAATGCACAACTGCAACGGTTGCCGGAACAAGACTTATGGCAGGTGGAGCTGCTGGTCAACTTCAGAAAGTTGGGACTGAAGAAACTAATGCTGTAACACCTGTTGGAACAGCAATTGATGATGCGACTGTAGGAGATGTTCCTTATCCAATTATTGGGTAGTTTCTCGCTGCTTCCTCTCGTGTGCCTGCTCTTTCTATAGGGCAGGCACATAGATATATTTATACATGGAGGTTTTGATGGTTGATTATAACAGTAATGCTGGAGTTATAATACCTGTTGAGCTTTCTGCAAGTGGTGTAGTTGGGACAGCTGATGTGCCTGTTTGTGTGTGGGGATACGCATTAAAGAGCGGGACAACTGCTGGTTCTGCCGCGTTCAGGAATGGCGGCGTTGCTGGTTCTATCCTAATGACACCGACAGTAGAATCTACAACTGTTGCAGGTGACGAGACGAAATCAGAGCGATTCAATCCACCGCTTGGTTTTATTAATGGATTGTATGTAACTTTAGCTGGGACTGGCGCAAAGATAATAGTTTACTACTCATAATCATGGTGAAATATGACATTACTTGAAATTGTCCAATCCATGATGAAGCGGATGGGTGAGACTACTGTATCTGCCAGCATGGATAGTGAGGTTAAGACCGAGTTTACTAAATGCGTGAATGCGGTCTATTTTTCTATAGTAGAGATGTTTCCTGCTTTATGGCAGATTAAAGAGGATATGTTCACTACTATTGATTTTATTAATACTACTGGGACTACTGCGGCAGGGACTGCTGGCTCAAAGATTGTAACCTTTTCACCGGGTGGTGGTGCATTCGCTTTCCCGAGTTCTGCATATAATGGTTATAAGATACGTAAAGATGGGGCTACAAGATATTTCACACTCTATGATGTTGATGTTAATAGTGCAAGATTAACTGCGCCATTAGATGAGGCTTGGAGTGCGGAGACAGTTGATGTATACAATGATTTGTATCGTATGCCGTTTGATATGATAGAGATGCTTCATATGAAGGACTTGAAATCAGGCAGAGAGATTATCCCTAAATTCCCCGTCGAGATGGATGATATTGATTTGTATCGCAACCTTTCAGGTTCATCATATTATTACATACCGACTGGAATAAACAGTTCATCAACTTACAGTTCGTCTACTGTTACTGTTACTAATAATAGCGCAACGGTAACACTTGCAGCAGGTGCTTTCCCCGCCGATATAGTATATCATGTGTTCAGATTGAAGAGAGAGTCTAAATGGTATAGAGTTAGGACAAGGACAGATGATACTAATATCCAATTAGATGAGGTTTATACTGGTGCAAGTGGTGCATCATTAACTTATGAGATAGACCCGCCGGGTTCATGGAATTTTGCTTTATATCCTATACCAGATGCTTTGTATACAATATACATAAAATACTATGCTTTCCCGAGACTGCTTGAGGCTGATAATGACAGACCGTTTATAATACCTGAAGTGTATCATGAGGTAATATGGAATGGAGCTATATGTTACAAACTGGAGTATGAGGAAGAAACTGACGGTAAATTGTATACTCAATGTAACAATAAGTTTAGAGAAGGCGTTAATAGATTAAAGAGAAGGTTTAAGCCAGAAGCGAGAAGCATTATAAAGTATGCGAGTAAATATGATTATGCTGATAAGCAGATTGATAGGTGGAAACGGATAATTGTTGATTTTGCGTAGGTGATATATGGCATTAAAGAATTATATAGAGCTTTTTGGTGGTGCGTTCGGCGGTATAAATACTAAAGTATCGCCTGATAAGATAAATGAGAATGAATCACCTGATGCGAGTAATGTTATAGGTGATGATATTCTCGGCAATATTATAAACGCACCCGGTTACTCTGCCATAACTATGTCAGTAGCTAATCTTGAGGGTGATTATAGCGGTAATCCATTAGCTATAAACGGTGGTAGATTAGTAAGTTTCAGTAATGGTTCTAAATATGCTTTAGTGCATTGTGGATGTAACCTGTATATCGGCACTATACATAATCCTGAGCTTGTAATAACTAATACTGTATTGCTAAATGGTCAGGTTGGCGTTGCGTATACAGATACATTAACTGCATCAGGTGGGGCAACACCTTACGGATGGGCTGTAGCAGACCCAGCAGCAGACCCGCCGGGATTGTCAATCGATATGGCAACAGGGGTTTATTCAGGCACTCCTACGCAGGCAGGGACTTATAGGTTCAGTATAGGGATAGCTGATAGTGGTTCAGGTCTAATGCAGCAACTTACAAGAAAAGGTTTTGTAATTACTATAGCGCCTTAAGCGAGGTATAATATGCCTTCTTTTACTGTTAATGTAGCAAAGATACAGAACAATTATGCTATGACAGAGATGCCCGGTATCCAGTATGATACTACCGGTTATTACAGAAAGCATCTATGGTGGGATGACCAGATAGGCGATTATTATGTTACTGGTAACGGCATAGATGACAATTACATGTGGACATATGGACAGGCGTATGTAATTCCTATGCGTATGCCGCAGGGAGTTCCTAACGCTTTTGCTGGCACAGCTATAGGCGGTGGTTCTCTAACTGGTCTGTATAGAGGTGTTGTTGTATGGCGTAACAGTTCATATGATGTCCAGAGTAACCAGAGTAATCAGTCAAGTGTTGTTGTCACTACTGGGACACATTTAATCAGATGGTCAATAACAGGTGTAACACCACCTGCATGGGCAGATAAATGGCGGATATACAGAAGTTTCGCAGGCGATTACAGTAACTTCTATTACGTTGGTGAAGAGAGTATAGCTACAACTACGTATGATGATAACACGGCTGATGCTGCGTTAGGTTCAGCAGTCCCTACGGTTAATGGCGAGATGCCAAGATGTTCTGTAGGGAAGGTATGTAACAACAGATTGTTCTGTGCTTCAGGGAACACTTTATACTGGTCAGAGATAGGTGCGCCTGCATCATATGATGTAGCGACGGGTTCCATGGATGTAGGGAATACGGATATAACGGGATTAGCTGTCTTGTTTGACGTGTTGTATGTATTCAATCAGGAGACTATCTGGGAGCTTTCGGGGACAAGTGGCGATGTTAATGGCTGGGTATTAAGGAATCTTGATACTGGTGTAGGGTGTGGTGCGCATCATAGTATCCAGAACTGCGAGAATTTGTTATATTTTTGGAGTTCGCATCAAAGAGCTGTCTATACTTTCAACGGTCAAACTGTAAGTAATATAAGTGATAAGATATACTATGGTCATTTTGATTCATTGCCAGAAGCAACGTTTATAGACAATTGGTCTACTTATAATCCAAAGAAGAGGTGGTATACTATATTTGTATGTCCTTCTGGCGGAATTACACGAAGCAGGGCGTACATATATAATATTCCACTTAATGTTTGGTATGTAGTAAATTATAACAGAGAGATGTCCTATGGTTATACTGGCGAGGTAGTAGAGGTTCAGGAAACATGGGCTGGTTCCGGTGACGGGAAGTTATACAAGCTGTTTGACGGGACTGATTTTGCGGGTGCTGCTATCAGTTCTTACGTGAAGACAAAGCAATTCGATTGTGATGTTCCGACGGCATTCAAGAAGTTTATAAATCCAACTATTATACAAAGTGCGGGGCATTCAGGTGGGTATCTTCTTAATTTCAATATGTATTTAGATGGTTCAGCAGTTGGTGTATATGCTGTTGACAGGGGTCTTGCAGTATCAACAAAGAAGATAAGCACATGTGTCGATAGGCGTGGATATTACGGTCAGTTAAAGTTATCAGCTCCTAATGCGAGTTATCTTTTAGATATAAACAGAATATTAGTCCCATTCAAAATGAAGGGTGAGGTGTAAGATGCCACAGTTTTACTATGGTAAGCAGTATTATGATGTTGGAGAGTTCCTCAGTGGTGCGCAATCTTCTGAATCTGCTATTGCTCGTAGACAGGATACAGCATTAAGGGAGATTCAAGAGAAGTCAGAAAAGAATCTTGAGGAAGCGCTTGGAAGTATCGAGGATATAAGTCAATACATGTCCGAAGATGAGTTAAGCAAGTTAATAGAAACAACTATGATTAACACTTTACAGGACACACGTGACATAAGCGGATTAGTCAATGAACAGATGCGTAACGAGATGCAGATATTAGAAGAGCGATATTCTAATCAGGAACGTCAGATAAACGAGGACTTCAACAGCAGGGGTGTTTCTGGCAGCCCGGCGCATCAAGCTGCTTTACAGCGGCTTCAGCAGAGCAAGGAAGCTGATTTGTCTAATGCACGGCTACAATGGCAGCAATGGGGCGTTACTACTGGCAGACAGCAGCTACTGGAGGGACTCGGTGTCGCTGGTCAATACAGAGGTCAGCAAATAGCTGGGTTAGCGGATATATCGAGACAGACGGGCGATATACGCGGTCAGATAAACTATCAGACTTTTGGTGACTTCGAGAGAATGGTTGAAGCGTATCAGCAACCGCAGTCACCAGTAACAGCCAGCGGTGGCGGCGGTGGCACAGTCAGATACGTGAGCGGCGGGATTACTGGAGTCAAATTACCAAAGAAAATGCCTAAAGACGAATTTACTGGATTCAGAGAGTAGGAGGATTACAGATGCCTTTCAACATACCTGTAGGTCAACCGCAATCAAAGTTGTCTATTCTTGCAGCAAAGATAAAGGGGATGAGCGCTTCACAACAGTTGCGTTTCGCACAACAGTTGGAATTGAGAAAGCAAGAGATGCAGGAAAAATATATAGCAGAGAATATAAGACAAGCTCAAGAAGAGATGCTTATGAGAAAGAAAAAAGCTGCGTTTGAGGAGAAAGCTTTTGCTGCAGAAGCTCCGTTAAGAGCTGCTGAATTATGGAGAACGGAGGAGCAGGCTAAACAAATTAAAGCATCTACTAAACATACCGCTGCTCTCGCTGATATAATGAAAACAGAACAAGTCCAGAAGGAACGTGAGTTTGCTCATAAGGAACGTGTATTTACTAGTAAGGAACGTGAACTTGCTATAGAAGAGAGAAAATTGTTGTCTGGCGAGGAGATAGCTAAACTGAAAATAGAGGAAATTAAACAACAAATGCAGATAGATTTAAAGGAAGCTGAACGTAAAGATAGAGAATCAGAGTTGAAAGGTAAACAAACTGAACTTGTCATAAAAGAAATAGAAGCACAACTAAAGGAAAGAGAAAAGAAAATAGAGCAAACAGATAAAGACCAACTAAGACTCATTAATGAATTTCGAGACGTAAATATAAGCTATGATAAATGGAAAGATTTTTCTGAAGATATCAAATCTACGTATATAGAAGATGCCGTTTCAAGTATGAAGAAAGAAGAGATTATAGATACTCTTATTAAGTTAGGCGCTATTGATACTGCCGAAACACCTATAGAAGAACTTAAAAAGATGGATATTGCGGAGTTACAGACAATTTTGAACTCATATTACAAAGAGACAAAAAAGCAGGAATTGGAACTCAGAGAAAAGGCTTTAGGGATAAAAGAAGAACAATTAGAAATCAACAGAGATAAAGTAAAAATTCAAGCTCAACTTCAGCTTTTGCGTGCGAATTTAACACAAGCAGGTTATGATAGAGAGTTTATAGAACAAGAAGTTAACAAGACAAGGGGTGAACTTGAACGTCAGTCAGGAATAATTACACCTCAACTTAAACATAGAGGAGGCGAGCCTACAAATAATATAGAGGGTTACATTCCGCCACCGAGTAAAAAACTTTCTGAAATAGGTAGATGATATGCCATCTAATTATGATATAAGAAATTATGTTGACAGACTTGATGAGGCAGACCCTGAAGAGACACAGGTATCATTAACTGCTATGCGCAAGTCTAATAACCCTGAAGCAGTAGAGTTCGCAAACGCTTATACTGAAGCACGGTTAGCGCTTGAACGAGTCCCTAACACTAAAGAATGGAGTATAACAAAGGAGTGGAATGCGTTTAGCACTGAACTGCCGCCTGAAATGAGTTACTTACCAAAAGAAAAGCGCTTTGAAATGCTGTCTGGATTACTTGAGAAGCAGCAGAAGGTAGGAGAACAGGCTACGACCGAAGCTTATTGGGATGCTTTTATTGGTGAATTGGGTCAGCAAGCATTTAAGAGAATAGATTTAGGGCATCCTGTTAACACAGCGATGACGTTACTTAATGATTTCCCGGGTAGACCGTGGGAATTTGTTGTTGGCGCTGTACACGAGACGTTCAAAATTAAGTTATATGGTTGGAGAGAGGCGATGGGGTTTGATTTTTCCAAACTCAGGGCAACATATCATCTTGATTTGTCAGCACCTATCAAAGTAATAACAGATATATGGGGTAAAGAAGAGGACTTCAAGTATTTCATAAATCTATCAGAGGATGCATTGAAGCCTTTCGATGTCCAGCCGGGTCTTGCAACAACAGCGTTAGCGTTCTTTGTATCTGCAATGAACCCGTTAGACCCTGCAGCTGCAGGTATGGCAAAAGCTGCGGTTGCTAAAGGCACAAAAGCAACTGGTATGAATAAAGCATTCAAGGCATTAGTAGAGACTAATGCAGCTAAAATGCTTGCACAGAACAAGATAATAAGGCAGGTTTCCGCTGGTCTTAACATGCCTGTCGATGATGTCGGTAAACGTGTCAAGAGCATGTTCACGAAGATACGGCATGAGATGTCTTATGACCGTCAACTCGGTAAAGTCAATATAGCTAAGACTAAAAGTATTATAGAGCGAATCTCATTAGAAGAGAAGATACCATTTGAAGAGGCTAAGAAACTGGTAATGTTTCATACAGAACAGCCATATGATAAATTTTATAAGAATCTCAGAAAATATGCCCCTAAAATGCCGTCTTATGAAGGCTATGTTAAGAGAACAAAGAACCCCGGCAAGATGATTGTCCAGATGAATCATAAACTCAAGAAGATAGAGGGTATGCTTGACTGGGCTAACAATGCTGGCATTCCCGATTATGGTGTGAACCATTTCAACAGTCAATACATAGATTTAGTTAGGGAGAACACGAGGAATCTTGGCGCTTATATTGACGGTATCCCGTTAAACAAACCGTATTTAGAGAATGGCGTAGTAAGATTTACTACTGAGACAGAAGAGATGGGTAAATTGTTGACAAAGAAGTTAAAGCCTTATATTGATATTGTTCAAGAGGGTAGTCCGGAACCGTTTAAGGCGAAGAAGTATTTAGGGCTACCTATAGAGATAACTGAATACAATATAGTTGATAAGATACCGAAGAAGGGAATCAATCCTCTCATTGACGATGCGGCTGCTTTAGTATCTGAACAGGGCGAGTTGTTCAGGGCTATGGAGCTTAACCAGAACATAAAGAGTCCTTTACTTGACAGCGAGATTAATTACGTTAGGCGTGTAGCTAATCCTGAGTTTCTTGAAGGGCTTGAAAAAGCTGGTTTTAAGCTTGAGGATGCATATAAGAACATGTCATCGTATACAATCAATCCCAAATCACATTTACAAAGAAAATTCTTTCCCGATTTATCGGTAAACGAAGTGAATAAGATTGTTGAATCTATGGTTAGTTCAGGATATCTGCCAGAGACAGTAAAGAACATCCCGATGTTTTTAGAAGACCCGCTCATTTCTTTATGGACGAGAGGCGAGGAAGCGAGAAAAGCTGTTGCGAGAGCCAAGATGTTCAATATAGCAAAGATGAGATGGGAAGATGGCGGCTTGGCAAGAAGTATTGATAATAGTGAAGGATTGTATGAATTATGGAAAGATGGCAAGCAAAATAATGTTGCACTAATAACAAAGAAACTCATGGAACAGGTTGATATAAAGAACGAAGGTTTCTTCATGTTAGATGAGGCAAAGATGCGTTTCGAGCAAATGCCTGCATCATCTGTAATGGAAAAGATAGCGGAAGTTTCGATTGACGGAACTAAACCGATGCCATTCATAATGGACAGGATTGGCGTAAAGGCGGTAAACAAATTCAGCGAATTTATTAGTAATCCTACACCTAAAATATTAGCTGGTAAATGGTTTCAGGGTATGACAAGAAGGTATAAAGCGGTCTTGTTAGCGGCACCTTCGTGGCATAAACTCAATGTAATAGCGAATATGATTGATATGGCATTTTCAGGTGTTGGGTTAAAAGATATGAGAGATTCATATAGATTTACAACAGCTTCTAATAAGTTCATGAAGTATGGCGACGATTCGTTCCTGAAAAAAATAACTATTGATACGCCGACTGGTAGGCTAAATGGTTTAGATGTCTGGCATGGCATGATGAAAGAGAACGCACTTGATGCAGGTTTATTCCATTCTAATATGCCTGACTACCTTTACGATTCTCTTGTTCAGCCAAAGGCACACAGTAATTTAGTAAAGGTATTGAAACAGGTTGATGTAACAGACCCTAAACATTATTTGCATAAATTCAATTATTGGTTAGGCGGTATGGAGGATAATCTTGCGAGGTCGGCAACGTATATCAATCAAGTTCGTAAGGGTGCAACTGCCTCTAATGCTGCAAAGCATGTTATAAAGACGTTCTTTGATTACGGTGATATGCCTCTATGGACGCAGGGTATTCTCGGCAGGAACGGATTGTTCCCGTTTATAACATGGAACGCAAAGAATGTGGCTAAATATTCAGTTAAATACGCAACAGACCCTAAACTGTATATGATTAGAGACAGACTTCAGAGAGCAATAAAGTCTAGGAGTGACGAGAAGATAAAGAAGTATATGACTGATTGGATGCTTGAATCTGAAGGTATTCCTATAAATTTTGATAAGAAAACTGGTGATTTTGAGATAACGATGTTTGACAGACAGTTACCGTGGGGTGCATTAGAAGAGTTGTCTACTTCTGTTAGAAACATATTAAAAGGTGATTTTAGAAAGACTGTTCCAGTAACGATGCTCAATCCTGTTGTGAGTCTTGCTTCTGCTCTGATGTTTGATGTTGACCCGTATACAGGCAAGAAGTTAGACCCTAACGATATGTATGGTGACCCGATATTTGGTGGGTTATTAAGGGTAAAGCCGAAGTATGCGTATGCAGTCCATCAGATAAGGTTCCTTAAGATGATAGATAGAATAGCGACACGGAAATCGGATGTTCCGTTATGGGAAGCTGTCAGTAAAGAGCTTTGGGGTGGCACGAAGATGAAGTTCAATATGAGTGAATTGATGAGAATGAAGGAAGGCGAGAATAAAGCGAAGATTCAGAGTATAAACAGGTCGATTAAAAAGGCGTTTGATGCAGGTGATTACGAGGCTATCAAAGAGCTTGAATCAAAGAAATACGAGATATTAAGCGGGGAGTAGATGAGAATATTACAGATACCACCTGCGCGCTTGTTAGCAACAGATATAAACCCTCAAGTAATGAGGATGTTCCTTGAGATACAGGATTGTTTCAATAAAGGTATAGGTCTACAGGATATATACGTTGACAATATATATGAATATACCGTCAATAATGGGGTAAATATTGACGGTGTGCGAATCAAAGACAGCTCCCTTATACTTTCCTCATTATCCACTTCTCCGTCAACCACAGGGCAAATACAGCGTATTGGTGATACTATTAACTCATACAAGACATATATCAATAGTTCAGTTAATAGTTTCTTGTTACTCAATTCTGCGTATGAGATACAGCAGAATCTTACTCCTGATACTACAGATACGTTTAATTTGGGTAGTGCGAGTAAGTATTGGTTAAACAAATACGTAGTGAATGAGTATGTTAAGCATATATTCATGCAAAACATAGCGGCTGACCCGACAGTATTAGGCGAGATAGTATCGAATGGTTTATCATATAAGGATATTAAGGGCTTTTTGGGAAGTCCTGTGCCGCCTAACAATCCTGAAGTGAGGCGTTTTGTTACATTCAACGATAGTTTCGAAATAGAATATGACTTAATCCCTGCTACAATAAACTATAATCTTGGTTCTGCTACTAATACATGGGCTTATATTTATGGGGTAATTGGTGATTTCTACGGCACTGGTGGCAGTCCGTATGTCCAAGTAACGTCTGACGCCAGTCAATTCGCTAAATTAATACTGTCACGTATGGTTGCAGGCGTTAAGACACCTGTCTATGAATTCACGTTGAACGATATTGATGATACGTTCTACTTGAAAAGGATTAGCGCTGGGACACCATACAATACGATAACTATAGATAACGCTACTGGTTTAGTAACGCTTGAGAATGGGTTGACGTTATCGGCTGGCGATTTAACATTAGCTCCGAGTAATATATACAACGTGAAGAGCATAGGCTATTCTACTTCTACGGACAGGGCTTATGCGGAGAATTTTACTGGTGCGGATATAGGAGCAAAGGTTAACGCAGCTATCACCGCTGGTGCAAAGCATATCATCTTGAGTTCTAATCAGATACTTACAACTACGATAGTGCCGGTAGATGATTTAACAATCGAATGGTTGCCGGGTGTAATAATAACGAACAATTCGAGCGTCAATACAATCAGGGTTGATTCTGGAATTGACAGAGTAACGTTAATCAATCCGACTATTGTTGGCGCTATTGGTGCCGGCTCGAGTAATGTTGGGATATTTATCAATGATGCTGCTACGCATCTTAAAGTATATGGTGGCAAGATATCGAGTTGTTATCGTAATGTGCAAGGTTTCGGTTTAGATGGTTATATGAAGGATACGGTATTAACAGGTGGAGTGGAAAACTTTGGTTATGGTACTGTTGTCCGACCGGTATGGGACGGTGTGAAAATATTATCAGCAACACAGATAGGTGCAAGATTCTCAACAGTAACAAGCGGAGTATTTAAGGGATGCCATTTTCTTTCTAATGCACATCAGGGTTTATACTCTTATACGTCTAATAACAATGTATTTAAGGGATGTCACTTCCTTTCTAATCTACGTCAAGGTTTATACGCTTATGCGTCTAATTACAATCATTTTGATTCATGTTTTTTTAATTTGAATTATCGAGAAGGTTCATGGGTAGAAAGTTCTGATTACAATACTTTTAGTAGTTGTGAGTTTATATCAAATTCACAGGTAGGTGGCGCAACTGTATATACGGGTGTTTACCTTACTAATGGTTCTGATAGGAATCACTTCATAGATTGTTCGGGGTTCAAGGTGACTGGTAATCAAAGCTGGGGCTTTCAAATACTGGCTGGTTGCTCATATAACGATATACGTGGTGGATGCTGGACTCCTAACGGTAGTGGTGCATGGTCGGATGCTGGCACAAAGACTATTATAGATGCGAGGAATGATTAATGATAGGAATTGAAATTGAGGTTACTGGCGTTGTGAAAATTCAAGCTACGCAGTATAAGTTTATCGGCATGAAGTTGTTAACTGGCGCTGAACGTGTTAGTGCTACTTTTATGTTGTATGACGCTTATAACAAAGTAATAGGTGGCGAACGTGAATATATTATATTCCCTAACCCCGAATCAGAAGAAAATAACTGGCTTGATATATCAACTAAAGATTATATTGAACTTGTATCGTATTGTAAAAGTAGATTAACGGAGATACTCAATGGGGCGACAGAACTTACAGAATGAAGTAATTCATTTTATTGATTCGGTAGCTGACCCTGCGACTGACGGACATATCCAGCGTTACGGGGATTACATGAAGGTATATGTCAATTCCGCTGTTCGTAGATTCGCCTATGATACCGATAATATACTATGGGTTCCCGCGGATGCTATGCGTTTATTAGGGACGGCAACAGCGGCAACAAAAGGCGACCACGTAGGCGTTTTGGTAGATGCGCAGAACGAAGGCGTAGCTTTTGATTTCATTGTGCCGCCAGCTTTCAATTCGATAACTTATGCGTTGCTTGTTACAATAGGATATGCTACAAGAGCAAGTATTGCAGGCTGGGATGTGACTACCGATTTCGGCAATATTCTCATAGGTGACGGTAACACTCATAGCGACAGTATTTCAAGTCTTGGCACAGGCGAAAGTTTTACTGATTGGGAATTTGCTACATACTCTATAGCAGATGCCTTAACTGATTTAGCTGCATTGGATAATGTTGGAGTGAATATTACTCAACCAGCACCAGCAGTGAATGACAACAATAATTTGATAACTGGATTTTTACTTATTTGGAAATAGACACAGGAGGTTAAAATGGCTCGTAAAGTTCAGATAAACGATGGTAGTAACAATGCCGTAGGCGTAACAGGTAACGCTTTGGACATAAACATTAAATCAGGCGCAACTCTTGAAGTAAACCTTGACCCGGATAATGACGGCGTGGAGATTTATGGCAGCGATGACGGTGGGACTACACAAAGAGTGATTAAGACAGACGCGCAGGGCGAGCTTCAAGTTGATATTTTAGCTTCGGCGCTTCCTACCGGTGCGGCTACTGAGACAACTCTTGGGACAAGGGCGCTGGAAGCAGGCGGGAATCTGGCGGCAATTAAAGCAAAGACCGATAACATCCCCGCTGTTGGGCAGGCGGCGATGGCTGCATCAACTCCTGTTGCAATAGCGAACAATCAATCGGCTGTCCCGACAACTGTTGCAGCAACTACTTCAGGCGGATACACGCCTTTTAAACTTATATCAGCGGCTTCAACGAATGCTACAAGCATAAAGGCTTCGGCTGGACAAGTTGGGTTCCTGTATGCAACTAACGTGAACGCGGCTCCCATGTT